AGAAAAATTGTCGCAGGACGCTGGGATTGACCTAGGTTCCCCTGCAAGAAAAAGCGCAAATGAGCTAGTGAATAGACTCATAACTGCGTCCAAAGTTATGGATGACAAGAAAAATTTCTTATTTAATCAAGTACAAGGCGGCAAAGTAGACACTGATGGGCTAGTAGATAGTCTATTAGACACTATCCCAGAAAGCGACCTAGATAAAATAGTTACTGTCAGTGATCCGTATTATTCTGGGCTAATGAAACAACTTGTCGGCGCCACTAAGGATGAAGTAAAAACAAACTTTGCGAAATGGGCTGCTGACAATAAATTGGACTTTGCCACGTTATTTACAGATGTACGACCATCGCTTTCGTACTCTATTTCTAGGTTGGATAATGCGGCACGGCAAGGTAATATTGCGGCCAGCAATACAAGGGATAGGCTTATAAAGTTGCGCGACTACATAGACAATGACGCAATCAAATATGTAGAAAAAACAGGCGATGTGGGCGTTAAGAAAGCGGCCCAAGATGCAATGAACTACTACAAAGATAAGTGGGCGCCTTATTGGAAAGAAGATACTCCACTATTTGAGTTCGGCAACCTACGCAGAAAAACAATAGACAGGGGCAAGGGCAATGATGAATTTTCTGTAAAAGCCAGAGGGATCATCGGCAAAGTTCTAACGGAAGAAACCCAAGAATATGGAGTAAAGTTAATTAATTTATTGAAAAGTCCTACTGGTGGAGGAAACGCCCTAGTAGTTACGGACTACATCATCGGAAATGTCTTTAAGGATTTGGCGCCCAAGATCAGGGAACAAAATGGTCTATCTAAAGTAGACCTTAACGAAGTTAGCGCCAAACTGTCGCCATACGCTGTGTTCATAGAAAAGAAGTTCCCTGCGGAATACAAGAAGATAACAGATCTTGTAGACTTCTTGGAAGCGTCTAAGGCCAAAAAGTCTGATCTATTACAAAAAGCGGACGAAGCCAAAGTACAGTACCAAAAAGCTGAACAGGAAGTACTGCAAAAAACATTGCGGGACTTCTTTGAAACCTCCTTGGATACCCCAGTGTCTAGTGGCTACGAAGCCATGAAGAGTGTGTTTAACAATAATAGCAGGGGCGTAGATCTTCTGCAGCAATTACATCAACGTAGTCGAACAGATGACATGGCCAAGTACGGAATGCAGTCTGCCTTCCTGCGTTGGGCCAAGGACAAAGCATTCATCAAGACCACATCTATCGGCGATGCGGGCATTCTTAGCACGGCCAATATGTCCAATATGGAGTCTGGTCTGTCTAATATGATGAACTATGCCCGAATATTGTTTGATGATAAGCCAGAATTTCCAAATGCCCTACAGACGATCCTAGAAGAAACTAAAGTCATTCAGCGCTCTAAGACGGCCAAGGCACTTCCATTAGAAAGTCCTTCGGCAGCCTTGCTAGAACAACAGCGAAAATTTAACGCTGGGGTTACGCAAATCGTGGGCGTATTAAATAGATGGGGTGCTAGATTCCGCAATATTGCTGGTGTGGCGCTAACTAAAAGATTTAACGAAGAAAAATATTTAGCGATACAAGATTCTTTGCTGTCAGACCCTGCGGCCTTTATTGAAGCGGCCAAAAAAGTGGTAGATACTTCTGGGAAAGTAAGCAAAGAAAACACCTTCAAATTCTTTGTACACGTAGGAATCTACAGGGAAGACGAAGAAAGCCGCAAAGAATTCGATTCTGTATATTCTGAAAAAGAAGAAGACGAAGAACCTTCATTCCTTGAAGGTGCCACAAGATCGGCAAGGGATGTAGGGGCGCAAATGATGGAAATGTTTGGGCTGTAGCCCTAGAAATAGAAAAGCCCTCCACCGTAATCGGAAGAGGGCTTACCCGCCTCAATAACATAAAGGACACATACACACCCATTTAATCTTGCCCCATAGATGTACTGCCGATACACCGTACAAAATTAAGATGGGCAAGGATCGTACTCATGACCCTTGAAGGCTACATTAGTATTCTTGTGTCCATCAGTCAAGACTAAATCAGTCTGCCGCCGAAAAAACTTCTTCCTTTACAAAGACACCATCCACCATGCGTCCTTGGCGCTTTGCAATCGTATTGTAGGCGCTTTCTATGCATTCATCCATTGTAAGCCCCCATGCTTGCGTTTGCATGACTAGCGTCACGTATACATCGCCAATGGCGTCCTTGATTTCTTCTATGTCTTGGTCCGCAATGGCGGCGCCCAGTTCATGTACTTCTTCGATTGTCTTGGTGTATTGCGCGTAAGGAACTACGGACGGCAGGATGCCCTTTTCGCGCCCCCAATCCAGTATCTTGTCAGTTAGCTTGTTAATATCCATTGAATACCTTGTACCAGAAGTCTATGCAATAGATGGCTAGTGGCGCGGACGCCATCAAGAAAGTTGCCAGCACCAGCCAGCGCCATAAATAACTTAGGATGCCCATACTTCTTCCCATGATCCGGTTAAAGCCCCTTTAGCGTAATCTACGCTTTTGTTTTCAAAGAAATTTGTGTGCGTCACTCCTAGCATGCCGTCTACCCACACCAGTGGGTTTTTAGTGACTTTGAATATACCCTTTAGCCCCAGCGAAATAAGCCGCCTGTCGCAGATATAGCGTATGTAGCGCTTAACTTCATTGGGCGTCAAACCTTCCAAAGATAATTTATTGTTGTCGAAGGCCAGATCAATAAACTTATCTTCTAAGTCCACCATGATTTCCGCCGTCTTGTAAATCCTAGCCTTGGTTATGTCATTCCATAGCTCCATGTTTTCGTTGATGTAGGCGCGGAACAACTTAATCATACTTTCTGTATGAAGCGTTTCATCCGCAATTGACCACGCAATGATTTGGCCCATGCCGCGCATCTTGCCGAATCGCGCAAAGTTCAGCAGCATTACAAAACTGCTGAATAGTTGCATGCCTTCAATAAAGGCACTAAAGGCCGCAATATTTACGGCAATCTGATTAGTAGAATCTTCGTCTTCTTGTAGGCGCTTAAAGAAATCGTGCTTTTCCTTGGTCTGTTCGTACTCCAAAAATTCATTGTAAATAGTATCGGGCATTCCTAGCGTTTCGATTAAGTGCGAATAGGCTGCCACATGAACTGCTTCGCGTGCCGCAAAGCTAGAAAGCATCATGCGTACTTCTGGCGCATTGAAGTGCGGCAAATAGTTTTTGACGTAGGCGCCACTGACATCTATGTCGCCTTGCGTAAAAAACCTAAAGATTTTAGTCAGGAAGTCTTGTTCATCTTTGGATAAACGATTCTGCCAATCCTTGACATCCTCCAGCATAGGCACTTCAGTCCACAGCCAGTGCATTTGCTCAGACGCTTGGAATGCCTCAAAGGCCCAAGGATAGCTAAAAGGTTTGTAATAGTCCCTAGTTGCTTGTAATGATGACGTTTTCTGCATGGTTATATATACCTTTCGTATCTTACATAGTTAGATTGTACCAAGGCTTGTACCCAAGCTCCTTGGCTATTTGTTTTACTTTGGCCGCCAGTTCTGGTTTGACATGTTTCTTTTCGCGCCACTTGTCGTGCAGGATTACAGAAACTGCGCTTTGGGCGCAGCCTGCCAATTCCGCAACCTTGCGCCCCAGACCTTTGCGGCACCCACAGGAACTGGTAGTACCATTTATCAGATTACTGCGTTGTACTACGGTTTCTTGGCCGCATACCTTACAAAGACAGCGCCAGAAGGCGCCCCTGCGCGGATGTGTATGATGTACGTCTAGCGCCACCAGATGCCCAAATTCTTCGCCTTCCAGATCGTGCAGCACAGTGCGGCCACCTTTGCGCGTACAGCCGCAGGACGTAGATGTGCCGCACCGTACGGAGGAAAGCCGCACTTCGGCGACATAGCCGCAATCACAGCGGCACATAGCGTACCTGTGCGTGTTGCGAATAATGCCAATACTTAGTATTGTCCAAGAATTGAACTTCTGGCCTTCAAACTTGGATAGGTCTTCAGAGCGGCGGCAGCCACAGCTTTTGGACTTGCCGCTAGTTACTGAATCGGCCCGCACATGCAGCTTGCGATTGCAGACACAACGGCAGTACCAGTGCTTCTTTTCTGATATAATTATTTCTGTCGAAGATTCGCTCAAGACTGTCCAGTATCCGAACTGTTTATTTACATTAGTAAATTTTTTCAATTGCGCCCCCTCTAGTGCAATTAGGATTACAAATTAGCCTTCGCAGGCAATACAGACATCTTCTTCAGCAGACGCCAGTTTATGAATAGCTTCCTTGTCCGCAATCAACTTATTTTCTTCTTCAATACGCTGACGCGCTATTCTTGTACCTACAGCGTCAGCCTTGCGCAACTTATCGCTTCGACAATAATACAAACTCTTTAGGCCAGCTTTCCAAGCCAAAAAGTGGCAAGCATGCAAATATTTTATATTTGTATCTGGCGCAAAGAATAAATTAAGGGATTGGCCTTGGTCGATGTACTCTTGACGATGGGCCGCCAACTCCACTAGCCATGTCTGGTCTATTTCATTGGCCGTCTTGAAGATGTCGCGCACATCTTGCGGCAATTCATCAACAAGATGCTGTACAGATCCGCTATTGGCCGTAATGCTGGCCCATATTTCTTCAGTGTCTAGTAGATTGTCCGCCAACCATTTTTGTAAAAACTTATTGCGCTGAATGTAGGCGCCGCTAAGTGTGTCTTGGCGGAATACATTGGCGCGGAATGGCTCTATGGATGGGCTTGTATTGCCCATGATTAGGCTGGTAGACGCATTGGGCGCAATGGCCGTCCAGTGGCTGAAACGCCGTGGTATGCCTGCTTCTTGGGCGTCCTTGCATGGGCCACGCAGTTCGCACAAAAGGGCGTCAGCGCGCTTACATTCGGTTTGTATGTGTTTAAACATCTTGCGGTTAATGGAAATGGCGGCCACGCTTTCCAGCGGCACAAGATTCTTTTGTAGGTAGGCATGAAAACCTAGGGCGCCTAGGCCCACTGATCTTTCGCGCAGCGCAGAATACCTAGCGCGCACAACAGAAGGCGGCGCTTCCGAAACAAAAAAATCTAGGACATTGTCCAGCATTTCCATAATGTCTGGAATGAACTGCGGCTCATTGCGCCATTCATCAAAGTATTCAAGATTTACAGAAGATAGACAGCAAACCGCAGTGCGATCTGGCCCTGTCGGCAAGAATATTTCCGTACAAAGGTTAGAGCCATGTACAGATAGGTTCTTGTACTGTAACCATAGCGGCAGTTTTTTGTTGGCGGTATCTAAAAAGATTAGATATGGTTCGCCTGTCAGCATTCTTGTTTCCAAGATTTTCATCCAAAGATACTTGGCCGAAATGGTGCTGACTACTTTGTTTGTATTTGGCGAAATCAGTTCCCAAGTATCATCATGGTTTGGGTCAAGCATGGCGGCCCTTACATGCTCCATGAACTTGTCGCTGATATTGATGCCATGATGCAGGTTGTGCGTCCTATAGTTCTGGTCGCCTGTATGTTTGCGCATTTCCAAGAACTGCAGAATATCTGGATGGTCAATGTCTAGGAATGCCGCATACGATCCGCGCCGTGTGCGCCCTTGCCTGTAGGCTAGGCTGGACGCATCATAGACCTTTAGGTGCGGCATGACGCCTGTGGATTTTTCATCGACTTGCCGAATCTTTACATGAATACCTACGCCGCCGCCCAGCATGGACAACCAGTTTACTTCGCTTAGTGTATCTACCAAACCTTCGGCGCTGTCTTCCAAATAACTTAGAAAGCAAGATATGGGTAATCCATTTCTGGATCGTCCGTAAGAAAGAATAGGAGTGGAATAGGAAAGCCAATGCTTGCTACTGTAATCGTATAGCCTTTGCGCATGGTCAGGATTTGAGGAAAATATATTTGAAACATACGCCAGCCTGTCCTGTGGTGATTGTTCGTCTTCGCGCATATAGCTTTCGCGCAGGCGCGCTAGGCCCAGTGGATCAAACAGATTGTCGCGTGCATAGTCCTTTACAATGTTATTGGGGGTATTGGGGGTCATAGATGTTCTCCGCGCTTGTGCATTTCGATTAAATCTTCAATGAAGAACTTCATCTTTTGAAGATCGTATTCTATATCAACTCCGGTTTTTTCGCCTAAGCGATAACATGCCTTGAAGATGTCGCCGCGCGACTTACTCATAGCCTTGTACGAAATAAGGTGGCGCAATTGCTTGGCATGGGGCGGCAAATCATAGTAGTCATTGTGGCCGCCAGATACTTGCTTACTAGATATAGATTCAGTCATATCAAGTAATTAACCTTGGTGGCTGTTGGCGCATCTTGCGCATCTTGCGCGTCAAGCTCATCAGAATCGTCTGTATTGTCCACAATGCTTTGCGCAAACTTGCTGTCAAAGTCAGACTTCTGGCGCACAATTTCGCCCATCTTTATCAGATTTTCCAATTGGTTATCGTCCGTCAAAGACGCCGTAATCAAGCCGTACATGCCAGCCATGATAGTAGTTACGTACTCCAAGAAATCTTGGTCTACATCGTCATCGTACTGAAGGCGCACCTTTGTACCTACATCGCCTTCGCCGTCAATAATGAAAGTTATCTTGGCACTATCAAATCCGCTTAATTCGGGCTTACTATTTTCTTCCACGCGTACCTGCCTTTCTGCTAGAACTTTTATGGTTTTTGAATTGCTGCAGCACATCCCTAGACTCCGTAGGTAGCGTTTCTTCCAGCCATGCTGCCGCTACCCATCTGTGCGCATACAAGAAGCCATGCTTGTCGCACCAATCGGCGTAGGTTGTAGTGCTGCCTTTTCGCAAATTATTTAGCGGATTAGAAAATACAAAGCGTATATCTAGCGCCGGATACATTTCCTTGATAAGCAAATGTTTTTTGCGATCTTCCAAAGTAAATCGGCCTTTGGTTTCGATGACAATGCCATTTGGCAGCACATAGTCAGGCGTATAGTTGCGCACTACCGCAGGCACTTTGTACGGAATGCGGATGGCTTCGTATTGCGCGTCTACGCCCAATTCCTTTAATTGTTCTGCGACCTTCATTTCTAGGCCCGAACGAAACCCCAGCTTGATCGCTGTATAGTTCCTATAGTGCATCATCAGCCTTTGTTTGATAGCTTGAATACCAATACATGCGCGGATTTTTTGCCTTAGACATGGTTTGGGGCTTGAGTTGGGCGTCAGGCCAGCAGTGTCGAATATATTGGCAAAAGCCGCATATGGTAGGCAACCGCCTGTTTCCAGTTTTCTTTCCATTGAATTCCTCTTCTATGTCATTGAAGCATTTGGCAAAGGGGGCGCTAGTGTCTTGTACAAGGCGGGCAGTTGCCTTGCAGTTTTCGATGACCTTTTGAATGTCGCGTTCCGGCATTTCAAATTCTACGACACAGACTTCGCCAGTTGATTTATTTAGGACGATCCAGCCGCCCGGCTCTTTTCCTTGGCCCTTGGCGTACCCAATCAATTGCCCTAAGTAACCAAAGCTGTCATCGGCTGCCAGACTTTCCCAGCCCTTTGCCCATTTATTGTCGTAGGCCCAAGGCGATGCGGACTTTACGTCATAGACCTTATTGTCTATTTCTATATCGTCTTCGCCTTCGATTACAGTGTCAGGGGCCAGTTGCCATGCGACTTTGGTCTTGGCGCCTGTGATATTGGCGCCGCCAGACAATTTAATTATTAGATTTACAAGAACCTCCGACAAATCGCCCAGCATCATGCGCATGATGTGGTTGTACGGCATTTGGTTCTTTGGTAGCTGTTCATCTACGTTTGCGGCATCTAGCTGTAGCTGACAGGAAGGGCGCCCAATATTACTCATGCGCAATCGGAAAGGTTCCTTTTGCCTAAATAATTGTTTGCGCAATCCTTCCTCAAATTCTTGTACAGCTTCCTTGATGGCCTGCTCTATTTCTTCTGGCGCAACGTCAAGCGGCCGCCCATTAGATAATTCTTCTAGGGTAGAACGTATAAACAATTGCAACGGTGAAATACTCATAGACATATGTACTCAAGACAAAAAAGCCTGCGCACATCAAGAATAAATACCCAATGGCGCAGGCTTTGTACGTTGAATGGAATTACTTAAATTGCGGCTATTTGCCTAGGCTAGTACCTTTTATGGGTGTCGCCGTACAAAGTCGAACCGAAATAGAAGTTTGTATTAGAGCCAAAACTAGTTTGTTCCGTAACTTCCTCAAGCTCCATTAGCTCATGGACGCCGCCAAGAATATCTAAGCTAGGAAACTTCTTTACAGAACCGCCTTGGCGCAAGAACCTGTCAATTTCGGCGCCAAACTCTGTGGCGCCTTCTATATTATCCTTGACCGTATACGGAATAGGGCGCTGGATAATGGCGTTGCAGTTTTCCCTAAACTGCTTGCGCAGTTGATTATGCTCTATTGTAGATTCTGAAAGTTCTGGGGGCATTATGCGTACTCCACATCATTATCGTCTACGTCTTCAAAGTCAGAATCCAAGGCCGATTTGGCCAAGGCGGTTACTGCCGTCTGAATGCCCTGTTCATTGGCTAGGGCTTTGTCGTACGCCTTTTCAATGCGTTCATTTTCCTGCTTAACTAACGTAGCCATGTGCAGCATTGTATCAATGGTGGGCTTGTCTAGGGACGCAGGTTCGGCGTAATTGGGCGAAAAGCGCATGACATAGTACGTAACGCTGCCGTTTTCGCGTTCTTCGGCGGTAACGTCACACCAGTAGTCATAGAAGTTCTTGCCGCGTGGCAAGGTCTTGACCATGTCATCTTCAAAGGGGCTAAAGTTTGACCCTTTTAGCAGCAAAATACAAGGAACATTTTCAAGGGTAACTTGTTCGCCGTCAGCAGTCTGGCCAGTGTACGAAACTAGGCCGCGCAATTGCCGGAAGCACCGAATGTCGCTGTACTTGGCCTGTTGGGCCTTGGACATTTCGCGCAAGTCCTTGCTGGTTGGTTTGCCGCAGCGTGTTGTGCCGCCCATGTCCCTTGCCTCATGGTTAAAGGAAGGGATCAGAATCGTCTTGTTGGTTACTTTATTCTGTTCGGGGTCATAATGTATCCATTGATACAGTTGGCTCAGTACGCGCAGTTTAACTGATTCGGCATATACCAATTCATTCTGGCTTTCTAAGCCGGACACAAAGAAATGGCCTTGTGGAACCTTGCGGTTTTGCTTGTCCTTGCGCTTTGAATTGATCTTTAGTTGCGGCAAGCGCTCAGTTTCGCCGCCAGTGGGGGCTGTTGTACCAAGCAGTTGCATCATTTCTGGAGTAAGATCAGCGGCAGTTGCTGGAAGATTAGTAGTATTAGACATTTTAAGCACCTTAACTAATTAAGTTAATTAGGATTAGTGTAGATGGAAGCATCTACTTCGGAAGTTTCCATCCAATTAGGGCCGCAAACAATTTCGATGTCTAGCGGCATACAAAGCTCATAGCCGAATCTATTCTTGATATCATCAGCTATTCCAGAGGACATGGCCTCATACAAAAGATGTAAGACCCTGTCCTGCTCATTTGGGTAACAGTCCACAACAATAGAATCATGCACGGTCAAGATGATTTTACTGTGCAGCTTTTCTTCCATGAATAACCGCAATGCCCTTACGCATGCCAAAGGCACTATGTCGGCTGTAGCAAAGGATTGGACAGGGTAATTGACGATAGCAGTAGCGTTTGTAACCCTACCGCTTCGGGTTCTGTGCGCGTCAGGGAAATGGAATTCCCTGCCAGAAGGTGTACGAACGATGCCAGTTTTTAGGACGCCTGTCATCAGTTCCTTATGCCAAGCACCTAATCGTTCGTAGATATTGAAGTACTCCTTGAAATACTCCTGCACATGAGGGGGTTCGCTTGCGCCCATACCACCGTACAGCGGCGCAAACGTATACGCCTTCGCGGATTGGCGCATATCTTTGGAAACATCGGCAGGACTGCATTGATTGATGATGCAGGCCGTCTGTTTGTGTACGTCTTTGCCGTCAAAGATGTCGGCAATAATCTGGGGATCGCGGCTTAATTCGCCTGCTACCCTAAATTCTAGGCCACTAAAGTCTGCTTCGATAATCTGGCCGCCTTGGGCTTGCCAGCGCGAAACTACGCATTTGCGCACAGGAAACTTGCCGCTTTTGGGCTGGTTCTGGAAGTTAGGATTGCTGGAAGACAGGCGCCCAGTGCGCGTAACTGTCTGGTTAAATTGGGCATGCAACAAACCATCTTCCCTAGTCCAGTGCTTTATGTTCCGTACAAAGGAATCTAGGTAGGTATTGATGGCATTTAAGCGCGTCAAGCCTTGCAAGAATTGCTGCGCCTGTTCCTTTAAAGGGTTTGTGTCTTCCCAGTAGGTTACCTTAGATTGTAAGCGCTTGATGGTGGCCTTGTCCGTTTTAAAGCCATTGGCGCTAGCATCTTCGGCTGATTCGGGCGACAGGCGCAAACCAGCAACTTCGCGCAACTGTACAAAGATAAGGCCAGCGCCAGCGCACCTAACGCACTTAGTTTCTTTTTTGAAAGGCGCGCCATCTTTCTTTGTTTTTCTAATCTTGCCAAAGCCATTGCAGCTAGAACAGTTGTGCGCAACAGTCTTGCGGGCAATTTCCGTATTGCTGCGGACATGCCCAATAAACTGGCGCTCAGACATTTGTGGGGGCCGCAAGCTTTTGCCGCGTGCATCCGTACCTATATTGAACACTTGCTTATGTAGCGCCTTGTCTACAATCTTGCGCGAATAGATAAGCATGGACACATCGGCGCCACTATTTAAATTGATGGGCGTGTCGCCCATTACGTGGCGTGCAATATCTTCAAGGCGCCCAAGGATCTGAGCCTTTTCTTGTACGTATTCCTGTTCGACTTGATCCAAGACGCCTAGGTCAATGCATATGCCGTTGTCTTCGATGTGCTGCAGGAATCTAAGCATGTCAAAAGACAACTCCAGAACAGGGCGCAGGCCGCCATTGTCTGGCGCAAACATTTCTTGTAATTGCTGGATAAATATCTGGCAGGTAGACAGCACATCGGCGTCAGCGTATTCAACAACTACGTCCAGCGGCATTTCTTCAAAGCCTATGCCGCCTTTAAATAGATTGCTTACGAGGTCTGTCTTCTTGAGCGATACGCCGCGCCTGATGGCTGTTTGTTCCAAACTAAGGGGGGTACGTACACTGCGCGCTAGGATGTACTCAGTGACCATTGTACACCAGATGCGCTCTGGTACGCTGGATAGAACTTCTGGCGGAAAGAATGATTGTATATATGCTAAATCATACTTCGCGTTGTGGGCCACAAAAGTATTTGCAGCCGCTAGGTCTTCCACAAAACCAGAAATGTCTATGTCGGCAGCATCCTGCTTTTGTACTTCCTTATGGAACAGTACAAAGTGCTTTGGGGCCGAATAGACTCCATCAGCGTCAATGAAGCGCCAATGTACCGATACTATCTGATTTAGTGGATTGTGCGGGCTGTTGTCTTTTATGCCTCTTTCTTGATCTGTTTGAACTGTGGTTTCAAGATCAACGCAGATCGCTGGCAGAAAAGATTCTGGTGTTCTGGTATTGAGTTTCATTTTGGTTTTCCTTGAAGAAACGCCACAGCCGTTCAATAGGCTGAAGATTACTGGAAGATACGTACAGACGGTTGCCCTGTCCAAAATTTGTTGTGGCCGCTTGGGCCAAAAAATCTTTTCGGCAAATCCATCCGTTAAAAGTGAAGACCTCCATGTCTTCGTCTGTAGTCTGCATCAAGCAAGCAATATCAGACCCGAAATTTTCGGCACTGTCAAACACTAAATGGGGGTTGGCCCCAGAAAATGTGCTGGCCTTGATATCTACAGAAATATTGTTGACCCAAAAGTCTACGCGCCCATCTGACCACATTGGTGCCGCAGACGGCATTGGCAAATCAAACAAGCGTGCAAAGGCCGCTTCAGCCTTAAATCCTACAGTGAATCTATCCAAGAAAGTTATCCTAGAAGATTCTTTGTAATTTAAGTTATCTTTGGATTCTTTAAGCAAACGATAAGCATTTTGCGCCCTGAGTTCCGCATAGTACGAATCACTGCGGCTCAGTTGTACACGTAAAGGAGGGGCGCTTTCTGTTTGTTCTTGCGGCAACTGTAGCTGTACTGCAGTAGCGGTTCCGGTATTTGCAGGTCTGGCACGCGGCACAGGTCTTTTTGAGGCAATGAAGTTCTTTACACTGTTGTACTGATCTGGCGTCAGTAACTTTGTGTTTCCGTAGACGGTAGGATTGATGTTTAATTCTTTGATGGCTTCGGACAAAAGGATTCCGCCGCACCTAAGTTGTTGTTTTACCTGCTTATAATTAAGTAGCATTTGCGCCCCTGCTGTAAATGTAGAATGTAGTTAGAAGTGGTATCCTTGGTATTTCTGGAAGACTGTATTGTCTATTTTGCGCTTACAAAGATCGCACACACGATACGGATTTTTGCTAGCACACGATGTGGTAAGCTCAGTCAATTCATACATGTACAAGGTATGGCAGTGACTGCACCTGTACTTATTTTTACTGTCACCAGTATTATCAATACTTGTCGAACTTGTGGAGGTAGCGGCTGACTCCATAGTTTATTTTCCTATCTTCATGAATGTTCCTTTCTTCATATTCACGGAATAACGGAAGCAACATCGACTTATATTTAAACCTATACGAAATGCTGTATTTTGCCAGCGGCAAATCGCTGTTTTCGTAAAAAACTTTTATGCGGGCATCTAAAAGGGACTTGGCGATTATATCCAGATGGTAGAAATTCCAGTTCATTCTTATTTGGCGTCTTTGTAAGCCTTTACGATACCCACACAGCGCCTGCTCCACGCTTTGTACAACAGAATGCTCCTTATGCTTACTTAGATAGTGGGCAGTAACAGGAAGATCCCGTACAAGATACTTAACTTCATTGTCAAACGTCCAGTT